GACTATTGGGCTATACCTTCTATTCGTAAGACAAAGCTTAACCCAAGACAAAGAGAAGCTATTGCCAATGAGATTATATTCAAAGTATGTTTATACTACAACATTACTAATGAAGAAATCAGAGGCAAAAAAAGGCACAGAACAATTGTAATGGCTAGGCATATGTCTATGTTTCTAATAAGAACTAGAGTTAAGTTAAAGCTTAAAGCAATCGGAGATTTGTTTGGCCGTGACCATAGTACTGTCATGCACGGCATAGCATCTATACAGGATCAATCCGATGTAGATGAGTTAGTTAGTACTGACATAGAAAACCTTATCAATATTTTATAAATCAAAACACCAAAAACTATGAGTGATTTTTCAAATTGGAGTGAGCAAGAACAAAGATTGTTCATTGCTAAAATCATCCACAACATTAACTATTCACAGAACAATTTAATCCTAATGAAAGCTTTAGTAGAGCTATGGGATACATACCCAGTTCGTGAGGCATTGTTCTTTACACAAAATTTAATCAACCAAAAAACTTTATCTAATGGAAATGCAATTAACTAATCCTTCGTATGAATTAATTAACAAGGATTCAATGCTTAAACTATCTACTGAATTATCTCAGTTGATAAAAGAAAAAGGACTTTCAAGTAATATACAAGGTAAACAATTCGTTAATGTTGAAGGTTGGCAATTCGCTGGTGCTTCACTTGGATTAATGCCTATTATCACATCAACTCAAGATTTATCAAATGAAACATCTATTAAATATATGGCGACTTGTGAAGTTCGCAATATTACTACTGGTACAGTTGTTGCTACTGGTATTGCTCTTTGTTCCAATGCCGAGAAAACGAAGAGATACTTTGACGAGTATGCTATTCTCAGTATGGCTCAAACAAGAGCTATTGGTAAGGCGTATCGTAATCTATTGGCCTGGTTAATGAAGGCTGCAGGATTCGAGGCGACACCTGCTGAAGAGATGGACTTTGCAGATGCGAAAGCAGATGCTAGGGCAAAGGAAGAAATACCTACCAAAAAACCTAAAGTATTTGAGGTTGAGATAGTACCAGATGAGCCTTATGTTGAGGTATTCCGTGATGATATTATAAAAGATATACAAGCGGCTGCTAGGATGAAGGACTTAACTGATATATTCTTTTCTAATAAGGAATACATAGAAAAAGACCAACAATTAATGAAATTAATGACGGCTAAAAAAGAATCATTAACCACAAAAAAGAAATAATATGAGTAATTTACTACCATCTATTGAATTAAATTCAATTACACCATCCAAATTTAGCATAGAATTACTTAAGCAAGTAGTTGTATCACATTTTAGAGAAACAGGCGAGAACCCCCTTGAGATGCTCGTTAAAGCAGAAGCATTAGTTCAGTTGTTAGAAGGAATCAGGGCTGAATTAAAAGAAGATGTTATTAGTCAGTTAGACTTACATCCTCAAGGTAAGGCAATAGTGCTTGATGCTGAGATTAGTAGAATAGAATCAGGAGTTAAGTATGCCTATGATGGTGACCATACATGGCTTAAGTATAACCAAGAGCTTGAGGCTATTAAGTTTAAGCAAAAGGAAAGAGAGTCTTTACTTAAGACTATTAAAGAACCATTGGTTGATCCTGAAACTGGCGAGATGATTTATCCTGCTCCTAAGTTTAGTACTACCACATTTAAAATATCATTAAAGAAGTAATATGAAAGTATTAGCAATCATTAAGTTTTTCTTTATAGCAGTACCAATAGCGGTGCTGCTATTCATATTCTGTGAAACTTATTTTAAAATCAAAGCAATAAAACGACTATTTTAATGGCACAAGAAATTAAAGGATTAGAGAACTCAATACCAATTAGAATGGTTTATACTGATACTATGGAAGAGGTGCTATTTAAGTCGGCTGCAGCAGCTAGTCGTAAGACAAAGATAGCATCTCAAGTAATCCGTGAATCGCTTAACCCTGTTGCTCGTAAGAGATTTATTGTGGATAACAGAAAAGTGGTTTTTAGGATTGCTAAAGAAGTTTAGTATATTTGTCATGCTATCCGTACATAGCATTAAGAACTTATTGCCCGAGGAGGCGTTGGAGTGTACGGACTTCAGCAAATCTGAGGGCTTTTTTATTTTATGTCATATAGTTTAAAACTACAAGATCCGAGGTGGCAAAGGAAACGCCTTGAGATATTACAAAGAGATAATTTCCAATGTAAAGGATGTAATTCAACTGATAAAGCACTTCATGTGCATCATAATTATTACGAATATGGTACAGAACCATGGGATTACAATGATGATTGTTATGATACACTATGTTATGAGTGCCATTACGATGCTAGTATCATGTCGAAAGAGATTAAAAATGTACTAAAATTTGCTAGGTTTAGAAGATTAGCTGAGTTAAGAAATCTTATTGTTATGTCAGAGCTTTTAGATAATGATGATTTAATTGAAGTAAGAAAATTAATAGTAACTAAATTAATTAACAAAGGAATAGAAATAGAAGATGGAGCACCACTTTAATACTGAATATGCCTTGAAATATGGCATAGAAGAAGCGATAGTAATCAATAACTTACAATTTTGGATTACTAAAAATAGAGCTAATAAGAAGCATTTTATTGAAAACAGAACTTGGACTTATAATTCATATAAGGCTTTTAGTGAGATATTTCCTTACTGGAATGAACATAAGATGAAAAGGATTTTAGATTCATTAGTAGAAAAAGAAATATTGCTTAGAGAGAATTATAATAAAAGTGGTTACGATAGGACTTGTTGGTATGCTTTTAAGGATGAAAACTCCTTTTTGCAGAATTACAATAACCATATTGCAGAATTGCAAAATGGATCTAATGAAACTGCTACACCTATACCATATAATAATACAGTTAAAAAGACATCTACTAATAAATTTATTAGGCCGACAATAGAACAAGTTAAGTTATATTGTAAAGAAATAAGTTTCAATTTAGATGCTGATAAATTTTGTGACCACTATGATTCAAATGGATGGCTAGTAGGTAAAAACCCTATGAAAGATTGGAAAGCTTCTATTAGAACATGGAAAAGAAACTCATCAAAGTTTGATACAAATGAAGATGGGAAAAAAATAATACCTAAAATAAAAATACCATAATGCAAGTCATAGACCTACCTAAAAACACAGAGATTGAACGCAATATCCTAGGTTCGTTATTAATCGACAAAAAATCTTTGTCATTAGTAATCAACTACTTAAAAGAGGATATATTCTACGACTATAAGCATAAGCTTGTATTCAGAACGATTAGAGAGATGTACGATAAGAATATCCCAATAGATATTACTACACTCTATCAACGCATCGTAGATGCTAAACAAACGGATCAAGTAAATGCCTACTACCTTTCCGAGCTTACTAAAGATGTGGTATCAACTGCTCACCTAGAAGCCCATATAGAGTTAATCATAGAACTTTATAAGCGTAGGATGTTGGTGGTGCTGGGTGGAGAGCTTGTGGTTGGGGCGACCAATGGCGAGGAAGATACCATAGACTTCATGGCTGAGGTATCCAAAAAACTCATTCAGCTACAAGAGTTTGGTAATATCTACGAGAAGATGATGGAAGATATTATTTTATCAATCAATTATTCTCGTGATATGGCTCAAAAAGGTGGTTTATTGGGCTATAACACAGGTTTTAATGAGCTAAACAATACCCTATGCGGATGGGTTAAGCCTGACTTAGTAATCGTAGCTGCAAGACCTGGAATGGGTAAGACCGCCTTTATGCTTTCTAGTATCTACCAACTAGCTTGTTTAGATAGCGTTCCTGTGGCCGTTTTTAGCCTCGAAATGAGCTCCGAACAGTTAGTTGAAAGGTTAGAGTCAATCGGCTCACAACTGCCCTTAAAATGGCTTAGAATGAATACTTTGGATGACAAACAAAGAAAGGTTTTACTAAAGACAGATGACTTATTATTAGCTTCCCCCATACATATTGAAGATATGGGCGGTATAAGTGTAACCCAACTCAGAGCAAAAGCCACCATCTTAAAGCAAAAGTATGGAATCAAGGTAATCTTTATCGATTACCTCCAACTTATGAGTGGTACAGGCAAATCAAACCAAAACAGGGAACAAGAGGTTAGCTACATCAGTAGAAGCCTAAAAGCCCTTGCTAAAGAGTTGGAAGTACCTATTATCGCCCTATCTCAATTATCTCGTAGAGTAGAGGAGCGAGGAGATAAGATGCCTCAGTTATCTGACCTTAGGGAATCAGGTTCTATTGAACAAGATAGCGATGCGGTTATTATGCTTATGCGACCTGCTTACTATGAAATGACTGAGCCTATTGAAATTAGTGGCAAAGAATACGCTACTAATGATTTAGTTATCTGTAAGGTAGAAAAGAATAGGCACGGAGCAACACGCAACCTAGCATTAAGATTTTTACCTGAAACAATGAAATTTGAAGACTATGAGTAACGAAACATTTATACCAATGCAAGATGTGATTTATAGAATAAACACGCATCCAGACTTAACACCTAAAGACAAGAAAGAGTTTGCCCATATCACTAATAGCTTGTATATGTCAGATAAGGGTAAAGAAAAAATACTTAAACCAACATTAACTAACCAACAAAGAAACAAATTAAAATGAAAACAGTATTGCAACAATTAATGGATTTAATGAGTGAACAACCATTTACTTTTGGAAATGCCATAAATTTAGTTATTCTTAATGAATTAATTGAAAAAGAAAAAGAGCAGATTATAGATGCTTATTGTAGCGGATATCAACATGGAAGCACACTTGAAATAATACAATCAGAAGAATACTATAACGAAACTTATAATCAAAACAAATAATATGAAACAAGTGTATGTAAGCAACAATCTCGGTGATCCGTTAGAATACGATTACGACTTAAAGTATGAGGATGGTAAAACAATATGCCTATACTCAAATAATAGTGAGTGGGCTGATTATACGCATGGACAAGAGGCAGGATTTATTAAAGATATTGAAGATGGATTTGTAGTTAAGGTTGGTGAACAAAAGATAAAGCTAGACTATGCAGAGATGCAAGTACTAAAAATCCTTTTACTATCTGATTTAAACGATGCAGATTACTTTGAGATTAGAGAATCAATAACAATTAAAGCATGGCCAAGGGATATAGAAACAGGAGAAAGTTTGAGATAGAAGAGGCAAAGGCTAAGGATGGAACTTACCAGGCTATTAAACTATTTGCCAAGAGTACTAAGGTTATTGTTATACATCAAACAGAAGCACTAAAGAAAAAGTATTTCCTACTTGAGTACGAAAATAATGGTGAACCTAGTGGCATAAGTGATACAAGAGCAGAATTTTTTGCATTTAACCTTGATTTAAGGGATAGAATAGTTTTTATAAGAGCAGAGTTCTTAAGGGTTAAAGCAAGGAGATATTGGCGAGTTGGAGAGATAAAAGTAAAGGATGGAATTAAGTATGTTAAAATGCCAACAGAAGAACTAATCAGGTGGTACTAACAATATATTAATAATATATTGTAATTTTGGTACATGGCCTACATATCTGCAAGTGATTTAACAAAGATGATGATGGATTATCTAAAAGATAATGGGTGTGAAGTATGGAGGAATAATAACCTAGCAGTTAGAGGTAGAGCATTTATAGGTAAGAAAGGAGTTCCCGATATCATTGGTTATAGTAAGAAGTATGGTCACTTTGTTTGTTGCGAAATTAAGGCAATTGCTGATAGATTATCTACAGACCAAATGCTATTTCTAGACGAAGTTGGGAATGCTGGTGGTACTGCTATGATTTGCCAACAGTTAAGAGATGAAAGCATAAGAGTTCAATTTTATAAAGACGGAGAAATAAATGACTTTTATTATGAAAATAAACAATTAGTAAAGAGATGAGAACAATAGTAGGATTTGAAAATTATTCGGTTACTAAGGATGGTAAAGTTTTTAGTAATTTTAGTAATAAGTTTATAAAGCCATTTTTAAGAGAAAGTTCTTATGAATATTTGTATGTGAATCTTTATAATAATGGCAAGAAATCAAAACATAGCATTCATAGACTGGTTGCTAATGCCTATATAGCTAATCCATATAATAAACCACAAGTAAATCATATTAATGGTAAAAAACTTGATAATAGACTTGAAAATTTAGAATGGGCTACCGCTAGCGAAAATGGACTTCACGCATATAAAAACGGGTTAAGCAAGGTATCTGATTATCATAAAAAGTGTATGATAGAAAGGCAAAATAAAATTGTTTTAGATACTAGCAATGGTGTTTTTTATGAATCAGCAAAAGAGGCAGCAAAATATTATAACATAAAAGCAACAACATTAATGGGATATATGAGAGGGGAAAGAAAAAATAAAACAAGTTTAATTTACGCATAATGGCAAAAGCGAAGACTGGGAGTTCAACAAAGGTGAGCTTCGGCTCAAGGAAACGAGGTAGAGCAAAGAAATCATTTAATAAACATAGCCCTAGGCCAAAGGCTTACATAGGTCAAGGTCGTTAAAATAGTTAGGTGGTAGACAATTTAGGAAAGTACGCTTAGACACATCAATAGATACTAAGAAAATGTAGGTTCGAATCCTACCCTAACTGCAAATAAAACAAAGTAAAATGGAAAAAGTAGAGATAGAAAATAAGATAGAGAAAGCACCTAAGACAGTTAAGAAGGCAAAGGATGAGTTTACGAAAGAAACCTATGATTTTTTGCATCAAGTGTTAGTAGATTTTGCAATAGATACAAAGCATAGACCTCAGCTTAAAGTAATCTTACAGAACGCAAAGGCAGAACCAAAGAATAACAGTAGCATTTAATAACCAAAAATATATAACATGGCAGCAGGTAAAGAAAAGATTTTCCTAGGAAGGTCACAAACAATGAAAACGGCATTTGGGGAGTTTAAGAAAGTATCATTCGGCCCAGATGATTTAAAGAAGATGAATGATTTCGCAGCAACTAATAATGGTTGGGCTAACATCCTTATCAAAGAAAAGAAAGGCTCTACACCAGGTGAAGCAGGTTTCTATATTGAGCTTGACACTTGGGTTAAAGATGGCCAACCAGCTAAAAATTTACCATTTTAACAAATGATTATGAAAACAAATTACAAAGATGTAGTGGTTAATTTACTAATTTTGCTCGTAGGAGTTTATCTACCATTTGCATTTATTGTAAATGAGTTTAATCCTTTAGCTTGGAATTGGTTTAGTAGATCATTATATGTACTTACTTTGGTAGGATTATTAACTTACGCTATAAAGGAGTATAAACAAAAATAGTTTTGTGTGTTTTTTTGAAATAAAGGTAAGTCCTGTCGTTTCTACGATGGGACTTTTTTATTTGGTAAATTAAATATTAATTTTTAGGTTTGCATTGCCGCATCAAGTACGCAGATGCATCCTTTTGGATGTTTTTGTTTGTCTATAAGCCCTAGCAATTTTGAGTTGTTAGGGCTTTTTTATTAAAAACCCCCCAGTTTTTACCTGAGGGGAAACCAAAACACCACCAACTATGAGAGAGCTTCTTATGATTGCCTATTTGTTTTATCGTAGAACCTTGTTAATACAGTTCCGTATAAGGCTTCCTGATATCTTTTAATAAAAGAGTCTGAACTCTCATCTATGTAGAAGTAGTCCTGTGATTGCATATACACATAGCACTTATCTTTATCCTCTTCATCATCTGTAACGGATTCAACCAAATGAATATTTATCCAAGCATCTGATGGCTCTGTGCCATCACCATACTCGTAGCTATCATCTTCCGTTAATTGCGTTATTTGAAGTAACATTTAATATACTATGTTTTATTATTGTTAGTCTTAGCTTTTGAACTATTAAATTCAATCTCACTTCTAAATCATCTCTTTTTTTCATCAACTCTTCAATCTCTAGTTCTGCTTTAGTCTTCATACAAATTTACGCTTTAATTATTATAGAAATAAAAAGTGCACACATCATTGATTATCAATGAAATATACACTTATGTTATAACGGATTTAACCTACTTTTTGCTTGGAAGCCTTACTATCTTGCTCCCTAATGGCATGGGTACAAATATAGCAATTCTACCGCCATCTAAAACAACTCCACAACCTAATGTTGGTCGTTTGGGGAAAGGTCGTGAATACTCCATTGCGTAGGCATTAATGTCTATCCCACAACCCACATTCATGCCGAATATCATATCCTTGTCACTTGAGGAGTACAAAACTCCCCCAAAGGAGTGAATATGACCTATTACAGTTGATTGTCTAGCATCTCTTGCTCTATTGATTGCACCTGCTTGTCCTGATGATCCTGTACCATGAGTATATAAAACACCATCTATTTCCCATTCTAAGCTCCATTTCCAGCCTCTAGGAGCTTCCCAAGCATCTTCATAGGACTTGATAAATCTCTCTGGTAATCCGTTCGCTAATGCCTTTCTTTTGTGTAGGGCACTATGGTTTCCTATACAGACTTTTACATTAGGGAAACGCTTGTACCAAATGTTTAATTGTTGCATAGCTAAGATAGCCTCCTTAGAAGCAGAATCCCCATTAGGGTTATGCTCATGGAAGCTAATCGCATGATTGTCCACTTCATCTCCTATGTGGACTATTTCGGTACATTGAAACTTGTTGAATACCTCATAACAAAAGTCGAGGTACTTAGGATGGCAGAAAGGAAAATGGGTATCGCCTATGACACCCACATTTTTGGTTTTGCTCATATTGGTTGTTTTGGTTAGTAAGTCGAGTAAGTAGTCTTGCCGTTTACTTTGGATGCTCTCAAAGTTTGCTTTCTATTGTCTTTACCTCTGTATCCTACATGAACCCAATCAGGCTTCTCTTTATTACCGAACTCCCAAATTAATTGGTCGTAATCAAGATTGTCCTTTATGTAATTAAAGATGTCTGTATTGCTTACCTCTCCACTATGACCATCCATATCTATATCTGCCGCACGGCCTTTGCAATGATCTGAATTTAAACTGCCTCCAATGAAATGGTTAAGGTCAGCACTTCTGTATCCACTAGAAATATTAATAGGGCCAAACTTTGCTCTAATAGGTTCTAGTACCTTCTCGCATAAAGTCTTTATGTTTTCTAAATGCTCAGGTGTTGGGTTATTACTAACTCCTTCACGCTTTGCTGACTCACTCCTGGTGAACTCGCATAAGTCAAAATGTGCTGATAAACGCATAACTATTTTTTAAATACTTTCTCTACTGTTGTTAAGCCTAAACAACCAAACGCTAACAAAGCTACTGATTCTACAAGTATTGTTGCAGGAGCAGTATGTTCATCACTAAAACTATTGTGGTACATAGTAACGCATAATGATATTACACATAGTAAACCACATAATCTTTTCATGCTTAATCTTCCGTTATCTTCCGTAAAAAACTGTTTCATATTAATTTCCTGTTGTATCTACTTTAGTCTTACCCCAAAAGCTTTTCTTCTCTTTTATCTGAATAGTATCATGAATGTAAATAGTATCTATTTTTATCTTCATTGCACTTATGTCATTTTTAAGTTGCTTATTCTCATTAGATAACTGAGCTATCTTGTTAGTAGTAGTTATTATTAGCTTGTCTTTAGTCTTATCTGCTTTTATTTGAACCTTTTTATTATGTTCTAGTGTCTTACTAAAATCACTCATTAACTGTTTAAACTCTCTGTCATCTTTAGTTAATTTAGGTTCTTTAACTCCTTCTACTTTAACATATCCTATTAAGGTGAAGATTGACAATAATGAAAAGAATAATAATTTCATGGCTATTATTTTACAGATTTTTTAATAGCTCCTAAGTCTTGTAGTGTTTCTAGTTTAGTACTAGTAGCACTTAAAGCAGTCTTACACTCCATTAGGGCTTGTGTTTTTAAGGAATCCTTATGCTCAAGGTTGGTTATTCTGTATTCCTGGCTTTGTATTTGGCCCTTAAAAGTGCTTTTGATGTCTACATACAAATAGGATATACCTATAAGTACAACGAATAATGTACCCACAATAGGGTTTTTAGCGAAATCTTTGAATGATATAGGTAATGGGTTTGCTCCCAAGATACCTTCTTTTTTTACTGCCATTTTACTTTTTTCCTATTTTAAAGTAGATACCACCAGAGTACCCAATATTGTAATTTTTACTAATATCTACGCTAAGGCCTATTAGAGCCTTATTTCTGACACTTAGCATCAAGGAAGGACTTAGTACCTCCAAGCCTACAAGTGGTCTGTATGAGCCTCTAATGCCCCAATAAAGGGTATTAGTAGCTTTACTAGCGTAGAACTCTCTTACAACGATGGTTTTTTGGGTTATATCTGCCTTAAAGCCTCTACTGATGATCCTATTTTGGCTGATAGTATCATCTATTACAAAGATATTAGAATCTTTCTTAATAGTGTCGGAATAAGCCTTAACTTGGCTATAATCGGCTACTATGCGTATCGTATCGGATATATGCGTATATAAGGTATCTATGACTTTATAGGGTATAGAATCACCTTTTTTGTACCGATTTATGTACGCTTTTGCATATAAGGTATCGTGTATGGTTTGTACCTTCTTATATTTAGACAAGTCAAGAGGAGTCTTTATATAGGTAGGTTTAACCAAAAAATATAGCCATAACACTAAAAGTACTATGGCTATGAACAAGATATTGTCCTTAATGAACTTCATTATAGTTCTTCTTCTTCTTCTTTAATAAATGTGATACCGCTTGTCCAATCTTCAAGGAATGTAAAATGCTCTAAACCTTGTGTGTTGATAACTTCAATCTTTTTAAACTCAAATTCCTTTTCTCCTAGTTCTTTAATTTGCTCTTGTAGTTTTTTTAATCCTTCTTTAGTAAACTTATAATCTTGTTTGTCGTTAAGGATTAACACACCATCTTTGTCGGTAGCTGCGTTATCTAGTCTTAACTCTTGTGCTTTAGTTGCGTATTCCTCTTGATAAGGTTTTAGCTTTTCAGCAAACTTTACTAACTTTTTAATAACCTTTTCTTCAGGGTTACCTTGAATGTTGTTGATTTGGTTGATTACCTCGTTGATTTTTTTGTACTTCATAATGTTTGATTTTTTTACAAATATAGTTAATTGTTATAGGTTTGTTTTAAATATTGTTCATTGCTTTTAAATAAATAAAACATATTCCCATCTTCTCTTGCTGCTACTATCTGCTCTTTTTCTACATTTAATTGACTTTCGCACATATCTATTACTTCAATAGGTATATTAAATTCTAGTTGATATTCTTTTAATTCATCTAGTAATTCTTGCATTGCTGTTTTCATAATATTGGTTTTGCCAAAATTAGTACTATTCGGTTACTTCAGCAACTACTTCAGGCGGAACATAATCCCCTATGATTGTAAGGTTAAGTTGGTCGCTAGATGCTGCCCAATTCCAACAATACTCATCATCATTACCCCAAGCAGCGTAAGCCTCACCACTCATTGTTAAATTGCCTTGTGCTACATTAGCTAAATCACTATCTAATAATGAGTAGTAAAACGATGCAGATGAACCTAGCACCCCACCGATAGGGTACATATTAAAGATAGTTGCCGTTACTGATTTTCCGTTTATCCAACTTTGGATAGGAGAAATTTGTTTCATATTTTATATTTTATTTTTTTAACAAGAAACAATTGATAAAATTACTCCCGATGTGTTAACTTGCAATGATAACGCACCATAAGAATAGTTATATATCCATCTACTTGAACTAAATGTTTTAGCCGTTGTTAATGCTCTATTTGTGTATAATTGAGCACCAACCGCAAAAGTTGATGAATATAATATTTGGTCTTCTAACCCCATAGGAAGACAACTTGTTACATTTGTACTGCTTATATCAAAACTTGCTTGTAATATAAAGTCTAATTTAGTTAGGCATTTTGAATTAGATACACCTGTAAAAGTATCATAAAGATTCATTGTGCCATCATTAACATAAAAGTAAATACCATATGTATTCAAATCTCCAACAGTCATTACCTCTCTTGTATTAGGCGGAGCGGTTGGATAATAACTTCCGTAAAAGCCACCTGTTGTAACTCCATCTAAAAATGCCTTAAAAGTTACTAATTGATTGTTAGCGTTACCTGCCCAAGTATCTGCCATATTAATTCATTTTAGCTTTTAGTTCTTTAATCTCTTGCTCCAATGCGTAGATTTTAGCAGTGTGTACCTCACGATAAGATAGGCTTAACATATCATCACTACCTTTTGAAACTGCACTATCTAATATCCCAACAAAATCTTGAGCATAATAACCTAATTCAATCTTTCCGTTTTTAGTGTAAAGTTTTGGAGTTATTGATGCAATGCCTTTTGTTTGATAGTTATCTTTGATAAGTGTTTTTAATCTACTATCGCTGCTCTCAAAAAAGCCCGTTGCAGTCACCGATGAACTAAATGTAGCTGCTCCTGTGGTTGCAAGTGTTAAAGCCTTTGTTGCTCCTGCAAAAAACCTTAAGTCATTTCCTGCAACTGTATATAAATCATAACCTGTTCCACCATCTCCACTTACTGCACCTCTTTGACCTATAAAAAATTTAGCATTTGAACTTTCATCAAATCTTATATAAGGAGTATTTGTTGTTGAATTAAATACTGCATTTAATGACACACTACTAGAGAATGTAGCTGCTCCTGTGGATGCTATGGTAAGTCTTTTTACTGCTGATGTAACAAATGCTAATGTGTCAGCACTTTCTCTATACATACCTAATCCTGTATCTCCATAAAATCCATACGAAGGATATGTTGTATTTCCTGCTACACCTGATATTTGTATTTGTCCTGTAAATGGTTGATAGAAATCACCATTTGTATCAATATATAAACCTGTACCAAATCTTACTTGACCACTAAACCTTCCTGTACCATTAACATCTAGCTTGTAGCCTGAATCGGTAGTAGTTCCAATAAGAACATTCCCTCCACCACTTTGAAATACTAAATTACCCCAAGCAACTGCAGGTTTTAACGAATTAATTACCCCATAATTACCTGCTTCATTGTATCCTATTCTTACTCCATAACCACTTGCAACTCCAAATATTGCTTGTTGACTGTCGGTATCTTCATTTGAATAAGTTGGTAAAGCAATATGTAATTTACCTGTCGGTGTAACTCCTAATCCTAAATTGCCTGAAGTATCTAATAACATTTTACTAGACCCATTAATTGCAAATCCTAAAGAATGATTTGTCCAAGTTCCAATATATCCAATAGTTGAACTTAAATAATTTCCTAATCCAACAGTACCATTAGTAACATAAGTTTTTAATCCACTATCTGGAACAGTAGTACCTCCAATAATAACATTAGTACCATTATCATATACTAAACTATTCCCTATTGTACTTGCACCTGTAAATTTAGGTAAGTAGTTTGTAGTACCTGTTCCTGTTACAGGATTAGTTAAAGCACTTTGATATTGTGGAATATTTAAAGTGTTTGAACTAAAGGTCGCTGCACCACTTGTTCCTGTTGTTGTTAATGTTATTGTTCCCTGCTTTGAATTAAATGTTGTCCAATCCGCACTTGATAATGCACCTCTATTCGCTGCACTCGCAGTAGGTACATTTAAAGTAATTACAGGAGTTGTTGTTGAATTAGCAACACTTGAACTTAAATCCGTTCCACTTGTTCCTATTGTTAAAGCAGCTACGCTTGTAACTGTTCCTACACCACTACCACCAACTAATGCTATTGTGCCACTTGCGGCAGGGAATGTGTATTGATAAGGTAAAGTTCCACTAAAATAAAAACTATTTGAATATGTATCAAAGTCAATATTTATACCCTTATTTCCAGAAGCTGAATAAGCAGAAAGTCCAACATAACCTGCTAAACTTGCTGAAACATTATTTTTTAATATTACCCCACCATCAAACTTTGTAAAAGTAGAAAATGTTTTTGCTCCTGTGATTGTTTCCGTACCTGCTAAAGTAACATAGCCACTTAATGCAGAACTTGTAATATATCCTGCACCATTTGCTATTTGACTATTGTCAGTTGGTATTGTTATTACCCCTGTCGTTGAATTATAAGCACCACTTCCTGCAACGAATGATAAAGCTAATCTTGCCCTTGAATCCGTAAAGTAAAGGTTACCACTTTCAGTAACTTGTGCAGTTGTATAATCACCACTCGTTGCTACCACTGCTCCTGTTCTACCGAATACCGAAGTAACAGGATAAGATATGTCGCTAGTTAAAGCTATCGTTCCTGTTCCGTTAGGCAAAGTAACTGTCCTATTTACACTTAATGTTGGCGGTTGTAATGTTAAGAAAAAGCCTGAATTAGCAAAAGTAATATTGTTAGTTGTTACACTTGATGTCAAAGTAACTGCTCCGCTAAATGTTTTAGCACCTGTAATGGTTTGCGTTCCTGCTAACTTAACAACTAAACTATCATCTGCAGGTGTATAACCTAAAGCAGTTGCAATTGATTTATTCTCCCATAATGAAGTTGAAGTATTATAAAATAAACCTTGATTGTTAGATGGAGTTTGTGCTGACACATTATGTAACTCATCCATTTCAAAGCCATTTTGTATCCTTACCTCTACCACCCCTTGAGTTGGGTGCGACCTTGTAACAATAGCCACATACACTAAATGTGCAGGAGCATATTGTTTAACCGATGTCCATTGACCTGCAACAGTAGAACTTAAGTAAAGTTGTGTACCATTAGGGTATGCTTGAGTATCTAAATCCATTAAAGAACCGATAACTACTACATAGCCATTATTCATATTAGTAATGTCCGTTTGAACAACACCATAAGTTTGAGCAGATGTAGCATCACCTGTTGCAATAGCCTTTGTAACTGTTGGTAGGTTGCCTTGACCACCATTGATATAAACAACTGTTCCCTTTGTTAAGGTTGCTCCTGTGCTATTATAAACCTCCGTAATTAATCTTTGTGCTTCACTAGCAATAGTAGGGAAAGTAGCTAAACTACCATCACCTCTTATGTATTGTGCAGTTGTTCCTGCTCCAGTTACTGCTAGTGTACCTCCTGCTCCTGTTAATGGTGAGTTGGTAACTGTAAATGCACTTGGCATTGTTAATCCAACACTTGTTATTAAAGTAGGGAAGGTTGTTAAGTTTCCTGCTCCGTTTACATATTCAAGGTTTGTTCCATTGAAATTAGCAGTTATCGTACCGCTTGTCGTAATTGGAGAAGAACCTATTGTGATTGCACCTCCATTAGTGGATAAGCCAACCGAGGTTACGCTTCCTGTCGCACCACCTGACCTTTGCCATATTGATCCGCTATAAACTGCTGAGTCACCCACTATAAAAGATATAGGCCCTGCACCGAAGTTAACAGTACCTGCCACATTACATAAATAAACATCACCCTGGTTACCTGTGCCATTAGCAAGAGTTGGTGTGTTAGTAGCAGCATTCCAAACTCCCTTGTACTCCATAACCGAGTTAGGTAGCTGAGATACTAATATCTTTCCGTTAGAGTCAAGCCTAGGTACACCATTAGCCACATCAAAAGCTACAGAACTTAATACTCCACTTGTGCCAATAATGACATCTTGTAAATCTCTAACTTTCGCACCTCCAGTAATCTGTATTTGTTGACTCATTATATATCTAATTAATTATTTTACAATCATTCTGACAAACTCATCCACTTCTAATGGTCTTGCCGTTGCAAAGGTAAGAACTCCTGTGGCACTATTAAAGCTAACATTCTCATCCGTTGGTACACCGCTTGTAGCTATCGTTCTAACCTCTACACCACCTCTTGTAACCGATATACAAGTAGCTCCTATTGCACCTGAGAATGTAACAGTTGTTTCACCACCTGCTGCCGTATAAGAAAAACTATTCACGCTTGAAGTTGATATTGTAGAACCTCCGTCTATGACTTGAGTTCCTGTTATTGAATAAGCACCTGTTCCTTGTAATGCCAATGAATAAGTAGATGCACCCTCTACAGGAGCACTTAAGCTGATTGATGTGATATTAGCAGTTCCGCTTACTATTGAGTATCCGTAAGTACCACTTGCATCTGCATTGTCATTATCTATTGAGAATCTAACATCTATTGAAGCTCTGTTTAATTGCTTCTGCATTAAAGCAAGATAGGAGTAACCACTTAAGGCTATAAACCCATCACAATTAACTGTCCATGAAGTAATGTCATTTTTAAACTCCCTAAACCAAGCAGATGTTTGAGAGGTTACTTCTATTTGTTCAGTAGATGCCTCAAATGAGCAACTTGTAGAAGCTCCCATTGGAGTTCCTAATGGTATAGTTGTAGTTACTTGAGCTACATTACTTGATTGAGTATAAAGGGTAATTTGGTTAGTAGTTATACCTGTGTAAATAACCTCAATTAAAAGCCTATCTGTGGCACTTATAGTCGTTTGAGTGACTGTCATTGCCGTAGAATATAAGGTCTTTGTTAGGGCTGTAAGAGTGGTTGCTGAGGATGTAAACAATAAGGTAGCAATACTGCCATTATACTTATATAGTTTATACTGAACTTGAGCACCTGCAAAGGCAGTAGCAATAGAATAATAAGCACTAAAAGTCCAAGTACCTGCTGGTATTGTTGTAACACCAGGATCAAGAGCATCCGTAATAAACGAAGCTATTGTACCTGCTCCTGTTTTATTGAAATCAACTGAAGTACCTGCCACTTGGCTTCTGCTTAATTCCTTACACACAATACTATCAAAAGTGCCTTGTGCAGTACCTCCATTAAAGTAATAGATAGCGTTGCTATCATATTCATATAAAACTATGTTCGTTCCGTTTATTACACTTGCCATTTTATTCGTTTATTCTTTAATTATAAGGTATTCCATTTACTGTAAATATTGTATTTATTGTACTTGCAATCTCTTCATTAGTAATATCTAGCAATGTTGCTTGAGTTTCACAACCTACAATATCAATAGTCATATTCCCAGTCATATATCTTTTATTCTGAATGTTTATTTGTGCTGCATCGGTATCTAGTATTTTTAGTAGTTTATTAGCTGCAAAACTACCATTACTTGTTGTTATTCCAAATAGGTTACAATCTACATTAATTAAGTTTCTTCTATAACTATTTATGTATTCTTTCATTATTGTCTGACTTAATCCATCTGTAGGGGTTGTATAAGGGCCATAACGATACCATCCTGTTGCAGATACAAAGTTCCCTGATACTAATTGTTGGATAGTTCCATAAGCCATATTTGCTTGTATTCTATTTACACCATCATCATCATAAATTGGGTAACCTAATGGCAAATCGACTTCTAATTGGTATTGATTATTTGCATCTACTATTGATGTAGATGATATATCTGTTAATGGAGATTTAAAACTTAACCCAAATGATCCAATTTTTACATTTGTTGCACAATTAGCAATGTCTTGCGTTAGCATATAAGTAATTGCCAATGTTCCGTTTATAGGTATTGGTGGAGTAGTTATTGATACTTCGTTTATTTCATCTTTATCAACTGCTACAACTTCATAATAATTATCAAATGGTGCAACTGATGCATTTTGCCAATCTCCATTTACATTAATATAAAAAATAGGAGCACCGCTACCAATGCCAGTTAATTGTATTTGTATTTGTCCTCTTACTTTATCAATGCTTTGCTCAAAAAATGTTTGAGTATATGTTAAAGTATCATTTTCGGTTACATATCCAACAGGGTTTGTATGGACTTCGGTTAATCCAGTAACTCCTGTTGATGTTCCTAATGTAATATTAAACCAATCGCTTGCCTCATAAGGCTTACTAACAATAGATACGCTTCCGCCTGTACCTTGATTAAATGTTTGCCATAAAGTAGGAAATCCACTTGTTAGGCTTTTAAGATTAAAGTTAGAGATGTAATTAGGAGAATAAGTAATATTATATTTATAACTAAAATTGTTATAGCCTTTTTTAAATAACTTAAACTGATTATTATTAGTAAAGTAAAGTCCACTTGTATTTCCTGTGTATGCTTGAATCTCACTTAAAGTATTAAATGTACCAGATGTTGCTAGTGTTCCGTCTGCGGTATATTCTGTGTAATATGTAAATGCAAAGTATGGAGCAGCAGCAAATTCATTTACTGCTACAATATTCCATTTGCCATTAGCTTGGTACAATTTACAACCAAATGACTTTAATATTTTAGTTAAAATAACTAAACAATTTTCATATGATTCATCATCATTTTGAAAGTAAACAGGCCTTAAATAGCTTTGATTAAATGGTTCGTATTGTGTTCCATCTCCTCTATTAGACATACCTGATGCAAAATAAGAACAAGCAGTTAATAAGTTTAATCCTACTGGGAAGCCTATTTTAGCTAAAGAATTGTATAAAAAGTAAAGTACCGTTTGTGGGCTTAATTTAGTGTTGCCTGCAACATTTGTTTCAGTATATGTAAATGGAATATAATCCAACATTCCTAAACCATCAATAGCATTAAATGATAAACTCTTTCTTCCTGTGCTAAACGAATACTGAACATTATCGCTTAATGCCCATCCTTGCCAATATGCACTTCCATCTATCTTTAATTTAACTAAATATTTTCTATCGTTTAATGTTGTAAAGTTTGGTATGTTTTCTTGATTATCTGTAACATCTATTGTTATTCCTAATTGACTAGCATAAATAGGCTCATATATATCATCTGATTTAGGTATATATTGTAATTCAATACTCATTGCTTGATATTCAATTACAGAAGCAACTGCCTCATCAATATACATTTCAACAACCGCAATTTTATCATTTTTGGTTGCAGCGGTTATTTGATATTTTAAGTTATATGCCACCTCTTCTTAAGTTTAATGATGAATTAGATCGTTGTAAAGCTAAAACTAAATCATTACCTCTTAACACAAATTCTCCATTACCTCCTCCTCCAATCATTGATTTAAGTTTATCTAATGGTGCAATTACCTCTGGGTTGCTTTGTGCACCAGGATACTCACCCATCAACCCCATTGTAGGGCCACTAACTATACCACCATTTGCAAATTTAGGTGTGTTGTCTTTGACTAATTTATTTTTAATAACCATACCTGTTGCAATAGCTGCTAATCCTATTGGTATTGCTAATCCAGCAAAAGCTCCACCTGTTTCAAATAACTTTTTAATACCTAAAAATACTGTAGAAATTGAAACTAAATATGTACCAAGTTGAATTAATCCGTCACCTAGCATACTTAAAAACCCATTTAAACTAAAACTTGAACCTGAAAAAACATTACCTATTTGTTTCCCTAATTCGACTAAAGCACCTGTAGCTAAATCATTAAATGTTTTGTTTATATTCATTTCTAATTGCTCCAACGGATCAATAAGGCCTTCCATTGTTCTTTTTAATGAAGCAATTTTATCCTCAAATGCTGCCGTACTTTGCCCTGCTTCTGCTGCTGCTGCTGCTTCTTCTTCTAGTTTGTCTATTGCTCCTTGAATTGCATTTACTTGTGCTTGATAATTTCCTTTCGTTCCTCTTAATGTTGCAGCTAATTCTGCATCTACCTCTTTTATTCTTTTATTAGCAAATTGTTCATTTATACTGTTAATTGCAGCAGCTAGTTTGTTTCTAGTAGCTAGAATCATTTGAGCTACTTTTTCATGCTCTTTAGCTTCTTCTTGTCCAAGCTTATGCTGCTCCTCTATAAATTTTCTACCCGTTTCTGCTTGTGAATTTAATATTAACTGGTTGTAAGTATCTTTTATGGTTTTTATATACTCATCGCTTTGTCCTTCCATTTGAGCTCTTTTAACTGCCAAATCTCTTTCCCTTCCTAAAATCTCCTCTTCATAACTAGCAAACATTAACAAGTCATCTTTATAGTATTTTTGCTTAGCTTGTAATAGTTTAATAGTAGGATCTTCTAATTTAGCCTGTGCTCCACCAGTTTTTGTTGGAACTGCTACCTTTGATAGGTTTGTTATTCTTTCTGCTAAATCAGCTTCTTTTTGAAGCATCCCATTATATTTCTTAAGAGCTGCGTTTTGTTGATTAATTAACTCAGGATTTCTATAACCACTTTTTAATAAAGCAATACCAGCCTCCGTTTCATACTTTAATCTTTCTTCAATATTTTTAGTTAGCTGCTCTTCTAGTTTCTTGGCTTTTATAACATTACCAAGATTACCTACATAAGCTAAATAAGAATCATTTAACGCTGATACTGATGTTTTTTCTTTATCTAAATTGCCAAAATATTGAGGATTTATAGAGTTTAATTCTTTTATAATCTCTTTTCTTTCTAATGCACTTGTATTACTACTTTTATATTGGGCAACCAATAATGCTACCTTGGTAGCCTCTTGTGATACTGATTCTATTGCTTTTTTATTAGCAGCTTCAAACTTATTAGTTGTGCTTATAGAATCAAATAAACCCATATTGTAAGCAGTAAAAAATGCTATAATAGCAGAACCTGCTAGATATATAGCTCCACTCATTCCTGCAAAACCACCAATAAGTGCAGGTAAGTTGTTTTGAATACCTCTAAATCCATACGGCAAATCTTGAATAACTAATGCAAGATTAGTCCATTGCATATTAGATTTTTTAAGTTGGTTGCCAGTTGTTGCAGCCGCAGCACCTGCTGCATTTTGTGCCGTAGCAAATTGCTTTAAACTAGCAGTCGCAGCATCAACACTTTGTTTGGTAAACTTTAAATCTAAGTTATTATCTTTTAAATATTGGCTAAGCTTCTTTGCTGATGCAGGAACATTACCTAGATCAAAGTCAAAGACTATCTTAACCATTTGATTATCTGCCATTATCTTATCGGTTTAGCGATTTTATATTTTTCTAAAACTTGTTTAAGCTCATCTTCTGTCATTACCCTTTGCTTCACAAAGTTACGAGTATCGCAGTCTAATTCAATAAGCTCTTGTGGCTTAACTTTCTTACCTTTTGGTAACTGAATATTGATTAGTAGCGTTGTTTGCCATCTCGTTCTAATCCACTTCTGTTCTTCCTCATGCCTGTATCCGTACCAAACAAAATCTAATTCAGCCATGGTCATCTCCCAAAACAAATGGGGAAGCACTTTGCACTCCCCCATTGTATATCTTTCTATGTCAATCCACTCTAATTTTTTTTTACTCCATCTTTTTTACTTGACTTTGTTGGCTTATCATCTATTCCGCTATTCATACTTTCTGAAAGTGCTGCCATTACCTCTTGGAACTTATTACCTCCCATTCCACCCATATCATCTATCCAATCACACACTTCCATTTCAGTAAAACTTGGAGTGATTCCTTGAGAATATAATGGATATTCAGCAGCCGATTTCATTAAGTTAACAATAGCATCAAGTGAATCTTTACCACTTAAAGCATCTCCTATGTCAGAAGGCCCTATCCCTTGTAATTGACAGAATCTTTTAAGACTCCAAGTACAAAAACGCATCGGTATCTTCTTTCCATCGGAAAGAGTTAATTCAAATTGTCCTCTCATATATTTGGTTTTTTTGGTTTGTTTTTACTATGCGTTGGTAGCGATAGTTAATGGCCCTGTTCCTTTGAAAGAAACTGAGTAAGTAACTGGATTCTCCATATCAGCAGTCATATCTACACTCTCAATAAACGCTGAACCTGAATAAATCACATCTCCTGAAACTGGAGTTACACCACCAACTGTTGAGTTATCTACAGTAGTAAACTTAACTTGAACTGCAGTTCTAGCGATTGCTAAAGCATTCAATTCAGCAGTAGTTACATAAGTAGCAACTGTTCCTGGAACTACTGTAGCTAAGCCATCAGTTGTTAAAGACCAAGACCTTTGCCCACCAATTTCATCAGCCCATCCTAAGCTTTGTTTTGTAGATGCGTCTGGAGCATCGATAGCCAAACTTAAAGAACATGAAGTAGCGAAACCTATTACTTCAGTTCCAATTAGAACTACTAATGAAGTTCCGTTAAATACACTTGTTGTTGCCATTTTATTTTATTTTTCTTTTATGTTAATTGATTCACGAAATGATCCATTGTTATAACCCTTCTAAACACATATGCCTCATCCACATAGTCAAAGGTAGCAATATTACTAGCAACCTTACAAGTGACTATTTTAAAGTCAGGTGCAGTATTAGGATAGCTTGGTGGTCTAACACCTATTATCTCTAATAGTTCATTTGCATAAGTATCAACAGTCTTCTGTCCTACTTCTCCTGTTTTAAAAGTCCTATAAACTATGTCAAATTGGATAGTAACATTAAAAGCAAAGCTTTGTTTATTACTATTGTCCACTTGTGTCTGACTACTGATAATCAAAAAAGGGGGCTCTACTGTGTCAGGTGCTATGGTATCATAAGCAGCTAATGAGTAGGAAGCTGAGATAAACTTATCGTAATAAGCTTTCCTTAATGTATATCCGCAGTCCTTCATTTTGGTACAAATTTAATGAAATATATTTATATCTTAACAGACTTCAATTTCTTAAGCATAGATGTAAATACCTCGCTATAAGAACTAAACATATATGGCCTATATGGAACACCTATTACCTTATTTGATTTTTTGAATGTTAAAGCATATGCTTCTAAATCAGCCATGTTTACATTTTGGTAAACAGGTATCTGAAATCTAGTTCCTGTTCCAAACTCTACATAAGGAGCATATCTTACATTCGTATTACCTGCACTTACACTAGCCCCTTTACCTGGTACAAACTTACTATGTCTAATAGAGTTTTTTAAAGCTCCTGTTTTTACAGGTACTTCCTGTTTTGCTTTGGCTGCTATTTCTATAACGGCTGCATCTATAATAAGCTTTGATTCATCCATCATTTTTTGAGGGGCTGCATCAAACCTTTTGATTATCGCATCAACACCATATATTTTTACACCAAACTTTGCCATTACTTAAGCGTTGCACAACCTATTAAATAATATTGATTCAAGTCGGCTTCGTTAATAATAGAGTTAATCATATAAGTCCTTGACTTCCAAGTTATTACAAGAGCATTAGTAAATGTTTTACCTGTTGTGTATCTGATCCTAAATGTAACTCCATCATTAATACTATCCTTACCTGCTATATTAGTCCTAGAATTGGTATTAGTGACTAATTCAGCCCAGCAAGTGTAGTATGGTACTAAAGTATTCACAAACCCTCCTGCACTATCAGAAACGCTTGTTTTAGTATTAAATGTAATCCTATTTCTTAATTGTCCTATCATTAGAAGATAATACTTACCCTTTTGTAAGGTTTCATTAGTTCGTAAGCCGTTGTTAAGTTAGCTGAAGGCTTAGAGCTTTCAACACTTGATTCTCTGTATTCGTACAAATCACCTACCATCTTCAACAAAGCCGTTTTCATAGACTCTGGAGTAGTGGCATATCCACAAGTATAAGTGAATCTAAAGTCACTCATAATAGGGGATGTGAAGTAAACCTTTTTGTATGTATCGCCTATAACTCTGTAATCTCCAACTGTCATTGCTACCCACTCAGCACCATCCCAATATTCTACTAATGAAATAGTGTTAATAGGGGCATAAGGAAGCTCTATAAACTCATCTACATAAGCTACCACCTT